AGAACCTAAACGAGTCTGATGTTTAGTAAGTACATCTGCTATATCAACTAAACCTTTCTCAATACCAGCTTTCTGTTGATTCTTATCTATAATCTGTTCTTGTTTGAAATCATGAGCAATACCTTGCTTACATGTTGGACAATCATCATTGTGTTCATAGAACGATAGTTCCTTTTCAAACTGTACACGACTTCTTTCAAGCTCAGCTCTCTTTTCAGTTGCATCAGCAAACTTTTGTTTCTCATCAGGTTTATCAGAGATATCATCATAGAGTACTTTTATAATCTCATCTTGAGTATCAATAGTACCATTCTTGTTTTCTATATCTTCGATATGACCACCCATCTTTTCTTTGATCTTATCGACTTCAATTGTTTTTAGATTACGAATTGCTTCATCGTTTTCTTGTTGAGAAGATATCTTACTCTCAACCATTTCTATATCATACTTGTTATCAGTAATATCAGTCTTGATACTTGACATACGTTCTTTTGCCAATGTACCCATAACAGAGAATACTTGAATATCCAATAGGTCTTCAATAATCTCTCGACGTTGATATGCTCTCAATTCCATAAAAGGAATATAAGTAGCAGAACCAAGTACCACGATTTGATTGAATGCCTTAAAGTTGATACCTAAGATATCGTCTTCGAGGAATCCTTGATAATCTCTAATAGATGCATCTTTATTAATCATTGCACCGTTCTTCCATATCTCAAAGAGATTAGGTTTAATACCACGAAGGATTTTGTACTTATCACCACCGGCAGTAAAGTATAATTCTACAATGAGTTCTTTATTATTAATAGAGTTAACAAGCTGTGCTTTGTTGATATTACGAAAAGGTCGGCCGTATAGACCAAATACGATTGCATCAAGCAATGTACTTTTACCTGAACCATTTGATCCTGCGATCAATGTACTAGGAACGGTATTTAGTTCTACGGTTGTAAATACGTTTCCTGTTGATAATATGTTTTTATATTTAACCTTCTCAAAGTTAATTCTCATAAACTAAGTGCCTCATGATATAAATCATCCAATACAGTCTTTACCTTTACTTTATCAATTGTAGTCTCAAGACCATCAATGTATTGTGATAATATTTCTGTCGTATCTTTTGTTTCGTCAAGTATCTCATCAACGCCTTCTGCATCTAAATTTAAATGGTCATCAACGGCTCTAACATCTACCGCACCACATTCAGACATACGACCCATAAACATATCATAAAGATATGCGTTAGTTCTATTCTGTACGATTACCTTAACGAACTTGTCTCGATATTGTTCTACATCGTAATTCGCAACATCGTCAACTGTCCAATTCTCATCATCATAGAATACTTTATAGAATACACGATTAGGATTCTCAATCTTAACCATCTCTCTTGTTTCAGTATCGAATACATGGAAACCTCGACTACCTTTATAATCAGACCATGTCATTTCATACGGTGATCCAAGGTACTCAACATTACCATATCTTGAAGGATGGTGGAAATGACCAGAGAACGCAGATTCAAAATTCTTGAACACGTTCATATCAATACCATGCGTACACAACGCACCTTTCATCATCTCGAAACCTTTTACTTCAAGGTGTCCCATTAATATATTAGCATCAGAGTTCTTTACGATTTCTAGATTCTTTTCACCGTTCTCTTTATTCAACCAAGGTAGCATAAGGAATTTAGTTGAACCAATTTCCAATTCTACTCCGTCATCTTGATATAAAGTAAACTGCGGATACTCTTTGGTCAATAGATTCATACTATTGATTTCGTTAGTACTTGCATAATAAGTATCATGATTACCAACAAGAGCATGGAAATCAATATTACGTTTTGCTAAATTGTCAAAGAGAAATGATTTGCCTGCCGACAGTGAAGCATAATTAATATACTTACGACGGTCAAACGTATCTCCAAGATCAAACACAGTTGTGATACCATGTTCATCAATATATGGAAAGAATACTTCTTCGAAAAACTTTCTCTGAACTTCGTGGAATACTTTGCTATCTCCACGGACACCGATGTGTATATCGGTAACGATCGCGATCTTCATATTACTCCTGAGCGGCTTTGGCGTTATCCATTGCTGCTTGAGCATTCGCCATGTATGCCATTAATTGGTTACGTTGCTTTGTAATTTTTGATTTCTTTTTGAGAGCTCTATCCCATTTGAGTCGAGATACTTTGTCTTTATATACAACACCATGTAAGTGGTCAAACTCATGTAGGAAACATCTTGCGGTGTAACCTTCGAATCGACCTTGCTGTGGTTTACCTTCTTCGTCAAACCACTTTGCTTCAACCATGTTAGGTCTTGGCATTTTAACAAATACATCTGGGTAACTTAAACAACCTTCGACATCTAATTCAGTTTCTTCTGAAACAGATAGAACTTCAGGATTCACAAACATCATCGTATTCTCTTTGTCTTCACCGATAATAAAGACCTTATAATCAATACCGACTTGAGATGCAGACAACCCTAGACCTCTTTTAGAGACCATCAGCTCCACCATATCGTTCTTAGTTTGCTTTAAATCAATCTGCGGATTTTCCATATCGACATCTTGTAGTACTTTTGTTAATATTGGATCCTTGTTAGATACTAACTTCATAATTTACCTTCTTCTCTCAATGTTTGTCTAATTTCACTTGACATAATATAATCTTCGGTACTGGTCATTTCGTATTTGGATATTCCATTACCAGGTCCGTTTAGAACACCTACTATATTTGGAGTACATACAATAATGTAATGCTGTCCATCATAGAAGCCTTCCTTTTCTAATGCTATCGTTATTGAGTTGATAACATCTATCTCACCAAACGGTGCATCTTCACCGTCTGCTTTATATACTTCTTTGACTATTATAACAACTTGTCCTGTGAATGTCAAGGCCTTTTTAAATAAATTTGTATGACCTTGATGCCAGGGTTGCCACTTACCTACAATCTGAATTGAAGGTTTCTTATAATCAAACATGGTTTACTTCTTTTTGAGTTTGGTTTCAAAGTCATCAATGAAGTCGTTAATATAATCAGGCAGTTGATTTCCAGTAACTGGTTCTCCTGCTGAATCAAATACTTCATTATCCATCATCTGTCTCTGTGAAGCTTTAAATTTAATATACATCTGCTTTTTCTCTTTAGAGATTCTGCGTAAGAATGCATACCAAATGATTTGAGTAAAATAAGCAAATGGATTCTGAGATTTATCTGGATTAAAGTTATGTATATATTGAAGGCAGTTCTCAATTCCGTCCGAGATCATTTCTTCCTTATACATATAACCACTAAAGTTTGGACGCGTTGCCAACCTTTGAGCTATCATCATAATACACTTACCGATATAATCAGGTACTTGTGGTTTATCTTCGCCGCCTTCCTCTGCTTCTGCTACCGCTGCTCTATAAGCAATCAGTGCTGCGAGGAGGTCTTTATTGTTTACGTAGTTTCGTTTCTTAGCCATTTCAAACTAACACTCCTTTTTGTTTTAATAATGTAATTATATACCAGTTTCACTAGTTTGTCAATGGTTTTATAACAAATATGAAATTAATTCAACTTTTTTTGAAAAAACTATTGACATCTCTTATACTTCCTTGTATAATAAGTTTATCGACTTTAAAGGTATATTAGTTTTATATGTCGACAGTAAATATTTTAAACGGAAACTCCTCTGACGAGTAGATTTCAATTCTTGATTTAAAATGTTTCAATGTATAGTTTTCGTAACTTCCCACCGACAAATCATCAGCGATATCATAGAGGACCGCTTTCTGCGAGTCCTCCGCTTTACGTAAACTTCTACCTATTGATTGTAATACCTTGATCTCAGATTTACTTGAAGAAGCAAAGATTACATTATCAAGTCTTTTAATATTAACACCAGTACTAAACACTCCATAGGATGCGAGTATATTGTGTTTCTTATCAGGGTCGTTCTCGACCAAATGTCGTATGCGTTCACGTTCTTCTCCTTTCGTAGCTCCGTAAATAAAATGTAACTCTCTACCTTCTTTTTCTAATAAAGGAGCAAGTACTTTACCATGTTTCTCAACCAAGTCAAATAGTATTAAATTGTTTTGATCTTTTAGAGAATGTACAAGGTTCTTAATAAAATTGTTTCTCTTTTCATGGAATACAATAAACTCACGTTCAGCAGGCCACTTCTTAACTGATTCTTTTACTTGACCCATTGCCTTTTTGAACGCAGCCTTTGCTTCGTTACTATGATTTAATACAATAGCCTTTACTTCAAAATCAGCAACCGTACCTTCGTCCATTAATTTCTTTGTGGATACGATTCTTTTTACTTCTCCGAAACAACCTTCGAGTACTAACCTATGCGTTTTACTTTCTGATGATTTGAGTGTACCTGTAAATCCATGACGATAAGTACATTCTTCGAGTTTATGCATAATGGTCGTTAATGACTTTGCTTGGAAGGTATGAGCTTCATCTCCCATGACACAACCAAATTGTCCAAACCAATTCTTATCTTGTTT